ACTTTGGCGCCTCGGTCTACGACGATCCGGCGGTGTATGCGAAGAGCTCGGCGATCAACTACATCAAGCAGGCGCACACGCCGACGCTGGTGGTGGTGGGCGACCGGGACGGGGAGTGCCCGGCGCCGCAGTCGTTCGAGTTCTGGCACGCGCTGCGCGCCCAGGGCGTTCCCACGCAACTTGTGGTGTATCCGAACGAGGGGCATGGATTTACCGACCCGGCGCACCGGCGCGACGTGCTGGAGCGGGCAGTGGAGTGGTTTGGGCGCTACATGCCTGCAAGCGGCCAGCCTGCTCCCCTTTGAGGGGTTGGGGGAGTCTATGGAAGGGGCGGCGGAGAAACGGCCTGGGCAGGTGTAGTTGCCGCCGCTCCTTTGCAGTGATACCAATCGCTTTTTTGCAGTAGCACTGCAAAAAAGCGGCTGTATACCATTTTTCATAGGCTCAGATCCGGTGCCGAAGTTGTACAGATAGTAACCCTCTATGCACCACCCAAGAACCCACCCCTTTAAGCCCCATCACGATACCTCAATCGTGATCGTAATCGGGTTCAGCGAAGTCATTGTGGAAGGCATCGTGAAGGGTGTTCCCAGGACGATTGCACCGCTGACAGGTATAGAAGCTGCACCGACCTGAACTTCCCCACCGCGTTGGGTTCCAGTGAGATAGAGAACCCACGGGCCAGTTCCTCCATAGAGGCTGGGATTGCCGTCGGTGTACGGGTTAGCCTGAGTGGTCTGGCCGGCGTCGTATTCAATCAGCGAGCCACCATAATCGACAATGAAATTTGGCCACTGTACGGTGCCCAACGGTTCGGATGGCGGATTATATCCCGCAGATGGCGTCGTCGCTGTGAAGCTGAACGGAACAATCGTCACGCCCGATGTTCCACCACCGCCTGTCGTTCCGGCATACGGCAGTTGTCCCGGCACAGTCGCAAAGGAAGCATTGGCAACAGGTGACACATCAGTAAAGATCGCAGCACTCCGGTTGAAGGTGCGCAATATGAGCTGCAGGACGCCCGAGTTTTGGTCGGTTCCCGTATTCATCGCGCCCGAACGGCTCGTGGCCTGAATGAAGCCGCCGCCCGTAGTGTCTTCCACTTCTTCCTGGATGGGATTGAAAGTCCTCCCCGTAATTTCATAGTCGCCAGCAAACTCGAAGAAAACAGTGGAATCGAGGGTTACGACGTCCCCGACCATCTGAGCCTTAAGCGCACGCCAAAGGGTCGGATTTATCTGGCCCACGCTCATGTCCTGGCTCTTATCTACCCATTCCGCCCACAAATTCAGGGTGATCTGCCACGGTGGGATGTAGGCAGAGCCGAGCAGGTTTAGGTTACCGAATGCCTGGAGCAAAAGGTTTGGATTCAGATAGTCGATGCCCAGGTCTCGATACACCTCGTACTGCAGCAATCGCATCGCCTGGTCATAGGTCATGCTGGCAAAGTCGTAATTGACCTTGATCCTTTTCAGACGTGTGCCCGTCACGTTGGGGGGCAGCACCTGGCCCTCACATATTTGGTGCTGCTGGTGATTGATTTCAGGGTTACGCTGGCTGAACCGGGATTGGATATAGCCGATGCTGCCACCGGTGCTGGCTGTGCTGGCGGGAATGATTCCTGCATCAATAGTGCAGGTGAACTGTGTAGGTGAAGGCGTCGAAACTCCATACACGCTCGTCGTCGGGATCGTGGTGACCATGACATTCAAATTAAACGCCGAATTCTGGACGCCTCCGATGCTTATAAGATCGCCGACTGCGCAGGGATTCGGATTCACCGTGTTCACAGTCAGGATTGTCCCTGTGGAGTCGACAGAGATCGTCGCGATGGTAGCCACACCCGGAAGTCCTGTTTCAAGAAACTGCCCCTGGTACCTATTCGCGTTCTGATTTACAAGCGTGTTGTCTATTTCAATGGATCCACCGGCGAGTGCTTCCGCCGTGATCAGGCAGCTTGAAGGTCTCGGCTGATCAATGAAGACATAAATCTGACCAGCATACTCGTACCAGTAACCACGGCACGAAAGCAGCACTTGCTCCAGCATGGCTCCCAATGTCGATCCGGCCGCAAAGACATAGCTTCCTTGGAAGCGTGGCGTCCCAGCGGGATTCTGCGACGTGATATTGATAGCTTGGTCGCAGTAATTGGCTGCCGCCACAATCGAAGGCCAGTTAAACAACGCGCTTTCTTGCGCTGTCAAGGCATCCGGCCCAAGCACCGGATCGATGCCATATTCCGGCTTGATGGCCCTGCGCAGCCATAAGTCAACAAAGTGCCAGATGGGATTGGTAGTGAAACCGTAGCCGGTCTGAGTCCCATAAGGTGGCGGCGTCGAGAATCCAGCGAAAGATGTCTCGCCGTCCGCGTAGAACATGCGGCATCTCATCCCGCGCATATCCAGCAGCGGCGACAAGGTTCCACCATCGGTGATCGCCGGAGTCCAGGCTATCGAATAGTAAGATCGTCGCGAAAAGGCAAGTGGAGTGACAAGCGAGCCTAAATAGCTCCATAGGCCGTCAACCGCGTTGCCGGTTAAGGGAGCATCCGCGCCCGTGTGGAAGTTGAAAGCGCTGAGCGTAGGTGTATTTCCCAGGTTCTCGATTGCGCTGGAGCTGTTGCTCGGAACAAAGCCCAGCAAGGTATTTCCCATCAATGCCCCGCCGCCGCCCGGAGCAAACGCCATCTGCAAGATGTCGTTGATCCAAAGTGTGCTGGGCCCATCCAACTCACCCTCTCCGAGATCCCAAAACCCAATCTGCATGGCGGCCGGCTGAAATGCCCCGTCCATCGCCGTGGGCGCAGGAACGGAATAATCGATCAACTGCATGCCGGTGGCCCGGAAGAACCCGTAGGCAAGCGGCCAAGGCGTGCCGATATTCGCTGTGCAGATGTTTCCGCCGGGCATTAGACCAGCCTCCGGTACTGCACTTGGTTGACGCTGATGTTAGCCACGGCGGCAGGTGGGAAGATCACTGTATTAAGCACCCCCCCAAAACGGTTTGGGAAATGGCTGAGGCAGGTAGTGTAAGTGTTATCGCACGGCGTGGCATAGTTTGGGTCGCCGTTCGCCTGCGTCGCGCCGCACTGGGGGCTGCCGAAACGCCACTGGCAAGTCTCGGAATAGTCGTAGGGGTTTCCATCGTAATCGTTGGGGTTGAAAAGCTGGTTTGCCCCAAACGGGCATTGCATCTCAGTCCCGGCCGCCACCGTCAAGCGGCCGTGCTGCTCATACTCTGCGCACTGTGCCACCAGGTTCCACTCTCGAAAAGCAAAGAGCGCTCCTTCAAAAGTCCGCGCCGTCAGCAATCCAGCCAGGTCGCGCTGCAGGGTATTTCCACTCACGTTCTGAATCTCGATCGTGGCTGTGGTGGATTGCATCGCCCGAGACTCTTGGAAACCGCTTGCGCTCAGCAGCCAAGGAAAGTAGTGCGTGTCGTAATTAGCCGGAGGGTTCGCCAGGCCAGCAAGCCAGGAAGGATGCGTGCCCGTGTAGACCGGAGTTATGTCGATCTCCACATTCGCCCAGTGGTAGCTCGTCCCATCCGTCGCCACCACATCGAGCAGGCAAACAGAAGCCGGTCCGCCGTGCGAGGACATAATCTGAACCAATTCGGTTGGGTAGGAATAAGGCATCTATCTCATCACCTTCAAGGCATCCCACCACACCGTGTAACCAGTGCTGGCCGCGTCTTTCGCGTTCAGCGGCATCAGGCTCACAATATGAGATCCAAGAGGCAAGTTCTGAACCTGGAGCAGCATCGAAGACGGGCTGGCTACAGGCGAGTAGAAATCCACTGTACCTACAACCGTTGGAATCGAGCCATTCAGATTCATCGTTTGCAAAAGAACATTGGCTTGTCCACCGGACGGCCCGGTGGGCGCCCAAAACTGGAAGCCGTAGCCCACATAGCAATAAGCCGCCGAGTCGGTAGTTACCGTGCCGGCATCCGCAAAGTGATATCCACTCTTCGCGCTCGCATCCGCCGTCAACGTCCAGGCGCCCGAGACCGCCGCTACCATGCGATCTCCGAAGTCAGTGAGTAATAGCCTCCAGATTGCATCGTCCTGCCAGTCGCCGGGATAGACCAGCATGGACGCCAGCGGCACCTCGTCGAAGAGTACCTGCTGAACGGCCCAGTGATTGTGCGAGGTGGGCACAGGCTCAACCGGCTGTGAGAAGCGCCCCACATAGTGCCGTCCGCCTCCTTCGTGATCGATCAGCGTGAAGAAACCATCGCGGTATTGCTCGTAGTACCACTTGAGCTTCCGCGCGTGGCTGGCCAGTTTATCGTTCCAGTTGAGGCTGAACTGGTGGCCCGTGTCGGTGATCTCCCGGAAGTAAGGCGCGCCCTGGTTTGCCTTCGCGTTCAGATGCGTCAATGGCCGCTTCTTCTGAAAGCCGTAATCGGGATTCAGCGGGTGCGTCGGCGTCGGGTTCAGTATGTCGAACTGGGACATCTATCCTCTCCCCACGCCGCTGTATTGGCGCTGTGCCTGATTCAACGCGGCCATCAAGGCAAGACCACCGCCGCCTTTGGCCCAGGTAGCCACACTCTTCGAGTCGATCGCCTGGATGGTCAGATTCACCGCCGCACCGCTGCCGGAGCTTGCCGGCATGCGCGGCTGCACGCTGCTGGCATAACTCACGCTGTTACTCTGGATCGCGTTCAACAGCGGAGCATGAGCCTGCGCCATCGAGGGCTGCACAACGAATTCATTCCGCATCGCGTGGATAAAGCCTTCGGTGTCGCTGGTGGCCAGGTCGCCAAAATCGTCTACCATTCCGCCTGAGTGGTATTGGCCAGCGGTCAGAGTCACCTGGCCGCGTCCGCCGATCTCCTGCTTCTGCAGCGAACTCAATGCCGCATTGATCTCCGGAGCGATGTTCGATCCGTAATAGCTGCGCGCGCCGCTCCCCATACTGGCCGTGGAATTCTTTGAGGAGATCAGCACGCTGTTCAGTTCAGAGGCAAGAGAGTTATAGCCGCTTCGCCCAGCCTCATAATCCTGCATGTCTTTCAGCAGTGTTGGTTGAATTGTCCCCACGTCCAACGCCTCTGCCTGACCTCTACCCTGGTCGCCAAAGATGCCAGCCAACAAGCCGGTAACGCCCCCAGCAACCGCGCCGATCGCGCCGCCCACCACGGTTCCCAGACCTGGGACGATACTGCCCAGGGCGGCGCCCGCTTCCATGCCCCCCATGGCGCCACCCACGGCGCCCGCTGTGGGATTCGAGTTGGTGTAAGCCGAATAGACGCTGGTCGCACCCATCAGAGCGCCGCCAGCCATACCCATCGCCGCACCGCCGTAATTTGGTCCGCCGGCGCTCTTGAACGATCCATCGGCCGCCAGCGTGCCCGGCAACTGATAACCCTCCGTTTCGAGCGGCGTACTGGGGTCTGAAAGAAAGTTTCCATCGGAGAGTAGCGTGCCGCCGAGGTCCGGGTTTTGCGTTTCCACATTCGAAGAACCGCCCAGGCCGGAAACTCCAGCACCGCCCGTAGTGCTTCCTCCGGTCGATCCCAACATGCCAAAGCCGCCGCTGCCCATGCCGGCCGTTCCACCGCCAACACTCATTGATCCGGCGGCCGACTGCAGCGTGGTGGCGGCACTTAGCAGCGCCTGGCTGCCGGTGAGCAACTGAGTGCTGCCGTTCTGGAATGAGAGCATCGCAGGACTGGCAGTTTGCGTCACTGCGCTCGCACCGTGACCTCCCATGCCGAGCGCAGACTCTATATCGGTCAGAGGGTTGGTGCTGGTGCTCATCTGCGGTCCCATACCGAAGAGATACTGCAGCATGCCGCCGGTGGGGCCGCTGCCCTTGAACACGCTGAGCATCTCGTTGGCCATCATCTGGAAGGCCGTGTCCATGGCGCGCTTCTCAAAGAACTGTGCCGGATTGCTGAACAGACTTTGCAGACCAGAGGCGAGCTTGTCGCGCGTCTCCTCGTCGGCCTGTTGCATCTGCGCATTCATCAGTTGATAGGCAGCGGTTCTCTTCTCGTTTCCTTCCTGTTCGACCATGACTGCGGCCTCAGAATTCTGTTTGACGTGCGCGAGCTGCCGGTCTTCATCCTCATTGATCGCCCGCACCTTATCCTGCCACTCGTCCTGGATCTTCAGCGCCGTCTGTTGCCAGGGAGCCAGCGACAACCGCGCCGTCTGTTCTTCTTCCTTGGCAATTTGATCCATCGATTTTTGGTGGAGCTGCTCCATCTCGCGCAGCATATTTCCATTGATGTCGAGAATTGTTGAGGATGCGCGGAGCTGGGCGTCTACGGCCAACTGAGAATCGGCGGGCAACTGGCCGGAGTACTTCTGCCAGTCCTCCTCTATCTTCTTCGTGGCCTTTTCGGCCTCGTCCGCGATGCGCGCGTATCCCGAAATTTGGGCATCGTCAGAGTGCATTCCGATCTGATCCAACTCTTCTCCGAACTGCTTTTGAGCGGCGAGAATATCGTTATCTGCCTTCAGATTGGCCGCTTTGCGCAGCTCGGCGGCCGCGTCCAGATCAAAACCTCCCTTTTGCTTCTGATCTATATCGGACAAGCTGTTTGCGCGATCTGCCTGTATTTTGGCCACGCCAGTGAGGCCAGCCTGTTGGGCGGTTCGCATCGCCTTATCAGCCTCTTCCCATTGCTGGTTCCAAAGCGCAATTTCCTTGTTGTTGTACTCCACGTCGATCGCGTCGATCGCGGCACGGGAGGTTCCATACTTGGTTTTGAACGAATCGAGTGCTTCCTCCCGTTGTGCCTCCAGGAGCGCAATTCCTTGCAACTCGGAGTTCCGCGCGGAATTATGCAACTGCAGGATCTCTGACTGCTTCTCTTTTGCCTTGGCTGCTGCCTCTTGATCTTCTGACGTTCCAGGCTTCGCTTTGTCGGCGTCTGCGTAAATGCTGTTCAGTGTTGCAACGATGGCATCCCGCTTATCTGTCAAGCCTTTGATCATGGACGAGCCAAGATCCACTCTCTGTTGATCCTTTAGCAGGTCCGAGCCCGACACCTGGAACAGGCCGCCCGAGTTGGATTGAATCATCAGGGCCGTTGCGAGGATTTCCTTTTGCTTGTCCTCGTACTTCTGCAGGCGCCCGATGACCGTGTCGAGGTCCGATGGTGCGATCGAAGTGCCTGCGATCTGCTGGAATCCGGACTTGATCTCGTCCGGAGCCTTCTTCCACTTTTCATCGTTGAAGATCCCAGACAGGTCCACCGCGTCGTTCATGACGTTGTTTGCCTTAAACTGATCGGCGGCCTTGGACCCTTGAGTGACCTGAATGTAATGTTCCTGGGCTGTGCGCTGCTGGTCAAGAGCTTGCGACGACATCTCCCCGAACAATTTCACTGCATCGCTAGCGGCAGCGATTTCGCCTGTCATCAGAACCCACTTGTCGTAAGCCTGCATGACCTTTTCACCCACGCCCGTGAGAATATCGACCGCGCCCATGGCAATCAGTCCCGGTCCGATCATGCCAATAGCCCCGGACAAGAGTTGGCTCTGGCCGATCACCGCCTGCATGGCACGCGGGATGCGCAAGCCCAGGTCGTCGTTCAACAGCCGGACATTTTCGCGCGCACTCAACGCGTGTTCACCCACCTTGTCGAGTCCGGCGCCGGCAGCCGCGCCCGCGCCTTCCCCGGCCGGACCGATGGCGTTGAGCTGCGCGACAACCTGCTGAACCGCCTCGGCGGCGTTGCCGTCGGTGACGTTGATCGTGATCTGAACAACCTGGCCGGCCATCTACGCAGACCTCCGCGCAAACTCTGTGCCGCACTTGTGGCAGCTCGTGGCGAAGGGCGAGTCCTGGAGCGCGCCGCACACGCCGCAGGGTGGATGGTTCCGTTCAAACTCTGCGCGCGCTTCGGCCACTGCCATCAATCCATCGGCCTCCGCCAGGCTGAAATCGCCCGAGGCGAGCCCTGATTTCTTGCACTTCTCCAGCCACAGCAGGTACTCGGCCCGTTTGTAGTAGCCGGGCGAAAGCGTGAGCGGCGGCAGCGAGCCGAAGATGCGCTCGCGGCCGTCGTCGTCGCTGTCGTCGAGCGACCGCGCGACGCGGCCCTGGGCAAAGCCCTGCTCCAGCAATTCTGTGATCGCCTGCCGTAGCCCTTCCGCGTCGCGTGTCACGTCAATCGACATCTACTTATCGTCCTCGTTGATTTCGTCTTCGATTTCGACCGCAGCCGGGGCAAATAACTGCGCGGCAGCAGCCACCTTGTGATAGGTGTCCATGGTGCGCGCAATCGTGTCCCGGCCTTCCAGGGCCACGCCGTTCTCCGCATAGCCTGCCACGCTCACAATCAGTTCGTCATAGAGCGCGGCCAAGGTGCGCTGCGCCCCGTGGTAGATGGTGGTTCCCTTCCGCGATCCAGTCACGATCTGCGCTCGGGTGTCGTCGCGCCTGTAGCGCCGGAACTGTTCAGCCGTGGGCGAGTCGAACCAATGCACCAGGTTCTTATAGCGCCGCATCGCGCTACCGTCTCCGGCACTCCACACAGCGTGAAGCCGTACAACCTCGCGGCCCGCTCCGTTCGCCTCGGGAATGTCTTCGGCGACCGCGTAAGCGGAGCTGAGCACATTGGCGATGGCCAGGCGGTGGGCCAGGCTCTTGCTCTCGCCCTCCACAATGACGGCGTCGGCCAGTTCCAAACCTGCTGATTCGGCGTCGACGCGCTGAATCACCTGCTTTCCATCGCGCTCGGCCGTCGAGACGATGCCGTCGAAATACTTGAACCACCGCGCCTCGGTGATGGGCTTCACGGTGAAGCTGTAGGTTCTCTCGCCCTGCCGGATCACGATGATCCGAGGCTGTGCGAGATCGATAAAGTCTGTCGTGGACATAGGGGTCCTTCCTTTGTGTTTGGGATTTTGTGATGTTCCCAGGGTGGAGAACCCTGTCCTGCCCGAGGCCCGCGTAGCCGTGCGTTGCCTCGAAACGGCCGCCGTAGGAAGCAGCCGGTACCGCCCGATGGAAAAAGCCCGGAGCGCCTCGCTTGAATGGCGCTCCGGAGGAGAAAACTCTTCAGGCGCCGATCAGGTAGGCCGTAGCCTGGTTGTTGGTGACTGCGGCGGTCAGCACGCCGCTGCCGCCCTGATTGAAGATGGTGGTCTCGTCGCCTTCGATCTGCCAGACGACGTTATTGCCGCTCGCGCCGAGCTTGGTGGTCTTCAGGTTGCAGTAAGGGAAGTCCAGGTTCACGATCGAGGTACCGCTGGTGCCCGTGAAATTCACTTCCTGCAGCTCGTTGGTATTGAAGATGGGCCGAATATCCTCGGCGCTGCTGGCCGCGATGGTGGCGCTGAAACTCACCTTGCGCAAGCCCGTCATAGGGTAAGCTCCAAACAGCCCCAGACCTGGCGCAGTGTGATTCTTGACGCCGGTCGAAATCTTGACGGTGCCCGACATGAAGCGGCCGATCTTGGAGACGACTGCGCCGTGCGCGCCCACTGAGAAAACCACATCGGAACCCAGCATGTAAGCGTAAGAGGCGGGCAGCACCGGCAGCGCGCCAATCGCGCCGTCCACCCAGACGCCAGTGCCCAGAAAGTTCATTTCGAGTTGGATGGGGCCGCGCGCCGGGAAGGTAATGGTCAGATCGGCAAGGCCCATGTCCACCAGGGTCCAGAAGACGGCGGCGGTGTCCTGCAGGTAGATGCTCGCGGCCGGAGCCTGCACCGTGGTCTCGTCGAAGCTGATGGCATGGACGTACGGCCCGGGTCCGGTGAGGATGTCCTTGCCCATGGCAAAGGCCAAGGCCCAGCCTATCAGCCAATCGTCGGCGTCGGCTTTGAAGTTGAATGCCGAGTCCCAGCCCGTGATCAGACCTTGGGTGGCGAACTCGGTGCCCTTGCCGGCGAGCGCCTTGTCGCTGTAGCGCGTCTGCTTCAGCTCGCCCACTGCCGATCCGTCGAACTTCTGGCGGCGCGTCATGCTGGCGGTCACGGTCGGTGTGTTGTAGACTGCCTGTTTGTTCGGGCTCAGCACCAGGTTTCGGGCTGTGATCTTCTGAAATTCAAAATTATACGGTCCAGCCATCACTCACCATCCTTCACGCCGCGCTGGCGCGATCCGCCGCGCGGCTGTACATCTTCGCTCACAGCGTTGGCCGTGGCCTCAACATCCTCGAGAACTTCTTCGAGAATCGCTTCACCTTCGAACCGCTCGTGGCGCAGCAGATGGTTCCATTCGTAGCTGCGTTCAATTTCCTGCGCCTCGCCGGCCTTGAAGTGGAAGTGCCGACGTCCGTTGGCCCAGCCCACAGTTCCCGCTTCGCCGGCCATGCGCCGGCCAGCCTCGCTGAGCTGAATTGTGATGAAATCGGGGCGTGCTTTGCTCATCAGTTGTCCTCACTTCCTGGCGTCGGTGTGCCGGCAGCCAGTGTGCCGGGGAACTGGGCAATGGCGCAGACCTCGACGGTGCAGATGTAGATCTGCCCCACGATGTCATCCGGCAGTTTGCCGATACCCTTGAGAGCCACCGGCTCAGTGACCGACCCATCCGGCAGTGTCAAGCGCGCGCCGGCCACCAGCGGCAGCACCAAGGCCACGACGGCCAGTGTGGCCGTGCGCTGGGCTTCCTTGCTGGTCAGGTTCTCAGCCGCACACCAGATCTCGAAGATGTGGCTCACATCGTAGGTGAGCCATTGATTGTCACCCTGGTTTCTGTATTCGGTGCTGACGTAGCGCTGGCGCGCGCAGGGCATCTGGAGCACGAGCTGGTCGTCGTCGTTGATGTCGTTGTCGCCGATCGCACCGACATAGATACCTATCAGTCCAGCGGTGAACACGGCCAGCAACGTCTGCTCCACGTCTCCCGGCAATACCATCGAGGCCGGCATCAGCGGATCTCCAATCCGGACTGTTTAGCAGCCTGGGCCACGTAGAGTTCGGTTTCTTGCTGGATCCGCGCGGGATCTTCCGGCCGGAAGACCAGGTAGGGCCTTGCCGGGATGTGGATGTGCCGGGAGAACCCCCGCACGTTGACCACGCCGATGCCGCTGGAAGTCTTGCGCCGCACCGTCTGCTTGCGGCCCAGCTTGTTGGTGATCTGCTGCTTCTGAAAGGTGTCACGGCTGCGCTGCCGCCGCGTGTAGCTGTAAGGCTTCACCTTCTGGCTGCCGTCGAACCCTTCCTGGTGAACCCAGGCATAGTTGAGGCCGGTGCCGATCACTACAGAGTTGCCCTGGGCAGCGAAGGTGATCGAGTTGAGCAGCCTCCCGGTATCGATCAACAGCTTGTGGCCGGAGGAGTACTTCCGCCAGCTCCGCGACGCATCGCTCAGCGGCGCCCAGGAGCCGGCCGGAGATCCGGATTCGCGGAATGTCAGCCGCACGCTCTTGAGCTGGCCAAGCCCGATGATGCGGAGCAGTTGCTCCTTCGCACCCAGCGAAAGAGCGAACTGGCGCAGCGAGACCGTCACGTTGGACGCATCGGATTTGATGACTACGGCGGCCATTAAACGAACCCTTCCAGGTCATGCTCGCCAAAGATCAAACGCTTGGTGCTCTTCTGCACGCTGGAGTCGGCCGTCTGCGGAGTGCTACCCACAGGCTGGTCGAGCGTGGCCTTGCCCGTGGAGACCTGGCCAAGAAAAGCGATCGCATCCTCGTAGGCTTGGCGGATGATTTCGCCGTTCTTGGCGTTGCGGCGGCGACGGAAGAGTAGCCAGACCGCGATATCCAGCGTCTTGCCCTTAACATCGTCGCCAGCCTGCAGGGGAGTCTGGTAGCGCTGCCGGCAGTAGCTGTCCACGATGCCCGACGCCTCTTCGAGCGCGGCGCTCACCATGGGGGCGTTCACCGTGTTCGTGGCGTCGTCGCAGGTGAGCCCCACCAGCTCCGCCTGGGTCAGGCGGAGCGGCACAAGGTCGGATTGGACAGCGTAGGCCAACGGTTACCCTTCGACGGCGGGTTCGACTTCAGTGGGTTTGGCGGTGGGGGTGGCGATCGGCTTGGCCGCGCCAAGCTCTTCCAGCCTGGTGGCGTCTTCGCCAGTCAAGGTGATCAGCGAGTTGCGCGGGTAGTATTTGCCATCATGGCGGATCGGATGGATGACGACGTGGGTCTTATTCCCTTTGGGGATCTCGACCTCGGCGGATTCGGGTTGGTTCTTGGCTCGGGCCATCGGAGTTTGCCTTTCTTTGGAAAACGAGCGCGGACCGTTCAGATCCGCGCTCGGCTCAATTAACGGTTACCGATTGCGGCCGTTTAGCCGGCGACCGGAGCGGCGACGGCGCCCATGGTGGGAGCGGCAACGCAGCCGGAGAAGAGGTAGATGGTTTCCTGGGCGGTGATGCGTGTGTCCCAGTACCAGTCCACCGAGACCACATCGCCCTTGGCGTCCAGATCGGGAAGCGGGAATTCCAGCACGCCATAGCCGTCCACAGTCATGGGAGCCGCGGACCAGGAGAACGTCTTGAGGGCGCTCAGATCGTCCATGCTCGACGCCTGCTGCACCGAGACCAACAGCGCATTGACACCCCAGACGTAGGAGGCGTTGTTGCCCTTGTCCAGGGAGACGGCCGCCGCACGCACGCACTGCACGCCGAAAACCTGGGTGAGCTGCTCTATGGTGATGGCGCCACCGGCGGTGTACTTGAAGCGCTCGATGATGTCCGGATGGTTGCAGAGAGCGGTCACCACGGGATCGCTGAGGATCAGGTGCGTTGCCTCGACACCCGATTGCCGGACCAGAGCCTTGGCGGCCTCGACCACAGGAACGGGATGCGAAGCGCCGGTGTAGTTGTCCCACATCGAGGTGCCGGAGATGGTCTGATTGTTGGTGACGTTGGCCAGGGTGGTGACGAGCTGCGCAATGTAGTTCTCGCGGTCGAGCGAGATCTTGTCGATCAGCCGGCGGGTGGCCGCCTGCTTTTCACTGAAGCCCAGGCCAAGGGCGTACTGCTCCTGTTCGTAGGGTACGATGGCGCGCAGGGCGCGGCTCTTGCAGAAGTACGGATACTCGGAATAGTTCATCCGGTCCGTCTGCGGCGTGGTGCCGGGGGCGCGCAAGGTTTGGCGGTCGAGCCGCTGATTCGAGCGATCGAAGACGGTGTACTGGAAGCTCTGGCGGCCGACAGGCACGCGCGGAGCGATCAGATCCCCCACGAACGCATTATTGCGAAAACTCTTGGCGTAGTTGGAAAGAGCTACGTTGAGAGTTCCCGCCGGAAGACTTGGTGCGAAACTGCCCATTTGTTTGACTCGCTTTCTTCCGCACTCGCGGAGGGAGAATCCAACCGGGCCGCGGCCTTAGAGGCGTATGCGGCCCGGACTTCAATCGGTTTAGCTGAGAGCGGCCGTGCCGACCAGCGACCGCACGTTCCACACGGTGGCCATGGCCTCAAGCTCGACGCCATCGCCCTGTGCAGCAAACGTGACCACATGTTTGGCCCCGTTGATCCCGTTGGCTGCTGTGGTGATGGTGTGCGCGTGCGCCGTCTCGGCCGTGATAAAGACGCGTGTTCCATCCTGGTTGGCCGTGGGCTGCACCAGCGTCATGGCCAAGGCTGCAGCGGATCCGATGCCGGACGTTCCTGGAGTCACCGGGATTGCTCCAGCGACGGTGTAGTGCGTGACGGCGTCCTGGGTGGGGCCGGTATCCGGCGTGACGAACACGACGATATAATCGCCGGCGTTGCTGCCGCTGGAGACTGCGCGCGCCACGATGTTCTGGTTGGTCGCACCGGTTGCGGGAACAAGCTGCCCGGCGGCGTTGGTGATCAGATTCTGTCCAGCCTGGACCGCCGCACCGATGATGGCAACTGCCTCGCCCTCGTAGATGGCCGAGAGGGAGTCGCCAGCGTAGACGGTGGACTCTTCAAGAATCGCAAAGGCGGCCGCGTTGGCGACGCTGGCGATTGCCAGGGTGGCATCGTTCGCGCCCTGTACGAGCGCCAAGCCTCGGGTCATCCCTGCGGCTGCGGCAACGTAGCTCCGGCGTTGCGGATTGCCGGTTACGCCAGTGGTTTCGACATTCATTGACTCACCCCTCCTCAGGGCCGTTGCTCAAAAAGCGCTGGGCGAGCATGGCAGCCCAGCATTTTCCACGACGCCATACCGTCGCCGCCTCACCGCGTCGCCGCAGCTAGCGTTGGAATTCTAGACAGCGCCCGCGCTTGCGTTGCCCGGCTTGGTCAGCACGGGATTCTCCTGCGCCACCTGAGTCAGGGCCTCGCCGTAGCTGATGCTCTTTTCGCTGGCACGTTTGGAAGCCAGTGCGTGCAGCTGCACAGAGTTCGGGTTGGCCTTTTCGCCGTAGTCCACAGTGGTGGCATGATCGGCAGCCTGGGGCGTGAACCTTGTGCCGGTGGGAACCACCGCGGGCAAGCCCTCCATGAAGTTCTCGAGCACCTGGAGCGGGCTCAGCGTCTTCTTTGCGTCGCCCTCGCCAAACTCGACAGTGTTGCTCAGGCCGGCCAGCTCCGCGAACAGCAACTCGGCGCCCATCTTGCTGAAGGCGGGGACCCACTTGCCCTTCTGCTTCAACCGGGCGATGGCTTCCTGTGCTTTCGTCTTCAGTTCCGCTTCGGCAAGCTTGCCGGAGCGTTCAGCGAACGACGCAGTCTGAGTGGCGAGCTGCGCCTTGAGGGGCTCGACAGCCGCGGTGACGGCCGTATTCACAGCCGAAGTCACGAGCGCCGTCACATCGGCCTCGCTGAAGGTTTTGGGCGTTCCGACGCCAAGTAGTCCGGCAAAATATTCCTTGACTTGATCGGCAATAGACTTTTCCATCTGCTCCTCTTCCTCGCCGAAGTCCACCTCAATGAACTTGCGGCCGTTGTCGTCGAACTGCACGTCTTGCAACCCTTTGACCTCGGGCGGCATTGCGCCCAGGTAACCCACATGCCGAAGTCCGGAGATCTTGCCATCCGCTCCGGTATAGAACGATGCCGACCGTTTCTTGTAGCGGCCAGCCTGGCGCATCTCATTGAACTGCGGATCGACCTGGCGCTCTTTTGCGAGCAGCAGATCGCCACGCACCGCAAGACGATCGACCCAGCCAAAAGCGGGGAGGTTGTCTTGCGGATGCCCCACTGTTACGGGCGCTTCGTGGAAGGATGGGTCGTAATTCTGAACCACGCGCTCCAGGTCGTCGCGCGTCACGAGGCCTTTGCCTTTCGCGCGATAGTCGCCGGCGCGGAAGATCTCGATCCAGGGCGCGGGACTTTCGGCATGGTCGGTGTGAAGATGGTTCTTTTGAAAACTGGTGATATCGAGGCCCGCGGACTTTGCCTCGGCTGCTATCTTTGCGGCCGTGGCCGCCTTGGCTTTCGCTGGCAGGTCGGTGTGGGCAAACATCGAAAGAGCCGATTCGCAATGATCCTTGGTATCGACCGGCAGATGCCACGTCGAAATATCGCCAGGATCGCCCACATAGGCGAACTTATCCGCCGTAAGTGAAACACCATCCACCGTTTTGGTTATCGTCGCCACTGGAGCTATCTTCAGCTCAGGTAGCTTTAGCCATTGCGGCAGATGGCAAACTCGCGCTCTATGGCGAGAAGCTATGCGGCGATGCGGAAGATTTTCCCAAATCCAGGCTGCGGAACTTTCAACTGTGCCAGCAATGGAAGCCGCAACAGACCGGGCTCGTTCGCATTCTTGTCCGCCTTCATCGCTTCGCTCTCAAGGATCGGAATCACCGAGCAGCGGCAGTTGAATCCATTCGGCGGGTAGATCTTCATCCACACTGGATCCTCGGCCCTGGCTGTGAATTGATCGATCACCTCGTGTTCGGGCCGCACACGATCGTCGCCAACCGTCCAGTACTGCCAGAAAGGCAGTACGTCCGTCACGGCCGGGTCCTTCATCTGCTCGTAGCGTCCCAGGCTGAAAGCCTTCTGCATAGCCGTCTGGAATGCGGTATCGAGTGTGAAGGCATTCAGCTGCGCAATGCCGGCGTCGTCGGTGAGCTTGTTCACCGCCGCCTCGAAGTCTGCTGCGGTGCCACCCTTTTTCGCCACACCGGCCAGCGCGTCGCGGATCTTCGCAATCAGCCGCACATCGGCGGCACCGGCCAGGGTGAACGCATCCTTCCGGTACTGCGCCGTGAGCCCGTCGAAGACATCCTTGTTCACCGGGACCAGGCTGCCAATGTAATCGGAGATGTCGTCTGATGGAAGATCGGTCGAGAAGCCCGCGGAGAGATCGGTCGAGTCGTCGTCAAAATTGACACTCAGCCGCGAGCTGCTCACCATCTGCAACAGGTTCCCGGTCTTCTTATGGACGTGCTTCAGAATCTGCGCGCGGCCCAGAATATTGCTGGCGGCCAGGTGGCGCGCCAGCAGATCGCCCATGCGGTGCTGCACGGCAGCGTCGCGCATGATTCCGTGATGTAGGTGAAGAGCCAATTACTTCACCACCGCGGGCTTCGCCGCTTCCGCGACTTCTTCAATGCGTTTCTTGTAGAGCTTGGTTGCGTCCTTCTGCAACCCGAGGAAGAGCCGGTCGTATTCGTCCAGGTCTTCGCGGATCGCATCCTCAGCCTCGGTGAATGATGCGGCCGACGTGTCGCGCACGGTGACGGCCGGGGCGTTTGCGCCAGGCGTTGCGATCTGATCGTTGATTGATGCCTGGGGCACGTCATAGCGGTCAGTGAGATAACTCAGCGGCATGGGAACACCCATCGCCTGCAGGTCCGAATCGATGCCGATACGCGCGGCCAGGTCTTCGTCTTCTTCCAAGTCGAACGACCAGGTGGGCATCGGGGCGTCCGGACCAAAGTTCCAAAGCACCAACGGGCGCACGAGCTGACGATTGACGACGGACATCAGGCCGCGGCAAAGTTCGACCGTCTTCTTTTCAAGCGTGTCCGCATGGGTATCGCCCTGGGCCTTGGAACCGCCGCCGCCTTCGTTGCCGAAAGTGGTCAGCGTCTCGCCCAGGATGCGGCGCGCGATCGCGTACTGCATGAGTAGAAAAAGTTCCTTGTAGACAGCCGGATCCAGGGCGCGGGCGATCTTGAGCAGCTCCTGGTCGTACTGCATGTTCGCCGGCATGGCCAACGCGGCCTCGCTGATGATGGCTTGGGCAATCGCCGCGGCCTGCTCCCGTGCAGCCACGTCGGCGCCGTCCGCGTAACGCACCACGGCCGTACCGGGTCCCTTCTCGCCGTACTGCAGCCAGAGGCGCAGCGTGTTCCGTTTGAACCAGCTCGGCCAGAAAACGCTCTTGAGCAGTGGACGCCCCATCCGGTTGCGCGAGCGGCCGCGATAGGTGGAGATCAGAAACTTCTGCTCCGGCATCGGCGTGCCCTCCATCATGAAGGGAGAGTCGAGCAGCTGGAGCTGGCCGATCTGCGGCTGGAAGCGGTTGCCGAAGAGGAACAGCTCCTGAGGGCAATCGTTGATCTCAGTGAGCGCGGCCTGGCCCATGCTGGCGTCAAAGATCATCTCCTGGACACTGAAACCGTAGCCCGATGCGTCCAGCATGCAATCCAGTGTCCCGTGGAAATTGGGCAGCGCGTCAAGCTGCGCCTGGACGAATGCGGCCACATCCTGCGCCTTGCTCGAGTCGTCAGCCGGGCGCACGCTTCGATCGCGCTCCAGGACGTTCAGCTTCAGCGTTTCCATGGCGTTGCCCACGTCCTCATCCTTGTCTTCTAACTCGCGGTAGTAGAGGATGGACATCGCCTCGTTGCGCACCATCGAGCCCCAGATCGTGGAGGGGCTGCGCTGGCCGCCAAAGGCTAGGGCGTTCTGATAGAGCGAGATCTGTGTGAGATAAAGCTTCTGTTCGCCAACAATCTCGCCCGCAGGCGGCATCGGCGGAATCTGTTCATCTGCCATTAGAGATAGCCTCCAGACTGGGAAAAGCTGCTTGGAATCGGGCTTGAGGTCATGCCCAAGGTACATACAGCGCCGTTATCTCCGGCCAGAAGCCCGAGCGCTTGAGCCCAAAACTCATCCGCATGGCCGGCCTCAGTGCGATCGGCATCAAATCGAAAGTTGTTGGCGGCTGTCGGGATCTTTCGGATCGCATGGATTGCGCCACGAAGGTTGGTATCGTCCGGGTTGCGAATCGTCCCATCTTCGTAATTCCGCTTTGCCCTCACCGCCAGGTCTTCTTTAGACGCCGCGGTGAAAGTGACAGGCTCAACGCGGTAGGTCCCATACTTCGTCACTAACTCTTCAGCCATTTGCATGCCGATTCCCGTGCAGTCCTGGCAGAGCCGCTTGATCGGCAGATTCTCCATAAACCATTCGATCTTGGTTCGTTGAATCCGGAACGGAGTCGCGCGCATGCGGACAATTGCGCGAGTCCAATAAACTCCAAGCACCTTTTCGAGGAGATAGATGACCGTGAGATCCTTCTTGCGGCCGACATCCACACCTAGGAATAGTTCACCTGTGGGGATGTAATATTCCGGGAGATCTGCCGTAGCGTACGCAGATTCAGCAGCCCTGATCTGCGCCCAGGTGATCCAGCTCGAAGCGTCGCTGATGAACTTGCAGCAGTACTCCTGATCCCAGATGTCGTCATCCGGGCAACCCTCGCGCAGCTTCACCGGGTCGGCATTCAGTCCCTGGGCGACCGCGTCATAGATCGTCGTGCAGTGCTTCGAGTAGCCGTTTTCCTTTTCGCAAAGTTCGTAGAACATGCCCGACTCGCCAAAGCATGTCGAGCCGATCTCAATCGAGTAGCCGCGAGTCACGGAAGGATAGATAGCCGCATAGATGCGTTTTGCATCTTTATGGAAGGCGAACTCGTCGGCCAGGACGTTTCCCGTGTAGCCGCGGGCCGTGTCGGGGTTGGCCGGCAGAAAGATCATCCTGGACTTGTTCGAAGGGAAATGGATCACCGACTGGGTCAGTTCGACGGCCTGAACAAATTCGCCCGTGCCTTCCTTCTCGAAGACGCCGGTTCCTTCCCTTTCGAAAAACTCGAAGCCGCGCGCCGCCTGCTCGATCTGCGCGATCGCTTCCACATGCTCCCTGGCCTTGTGCGCCAGCTCGTTCGATTGGCGCTGTCCGGCCGAGAGTGCGATCCAGAGAGTTTTACGCCGCACCATATCGGCAACGGCCCGGAAGGTGGCGCAGAAGCTGAAGCCGATCTGCCGCCCCTTTTTCCAGATTTTGAGAGGAGACTTGTCGTTGATCCAATCCTGCTGATATTTGAGGAAGACCTGGTTAGACTGCGCCATAAATTTCCCTCACCTTTTCGAGCAGCTCCTCGCGGGTGAGTTGTACCGGCGGCTTGCCCTCGCGCCCTTCCATCTCGCCGATCAGGCTTCCAGCTTTTTGTTTGACCAGGTCGAGCTTCATCTGGACCGTCTTCTCTTCCACGGCGACTCTGCGCGCCTGCAGATCCACACGCTGCAGCCGGGACATGGTCAGTGAGAGCAGGTTAAGGCCTGCAAGGAACTTCCCCTGGTCGCCAGGGCCAACCTGCTGCATCAAGGTAAAGACCTGGTCACGCATGGCGTTCATCACCGCGGCGTTCGATCCAGGCAGATCGTTGCCAGCGAAGGCCTGCGCCCATTCGCGCGCCTTGGCGCTCTCAGCCAGCACCTGAGCGCGCACCTGCGAGACGCGCAGATCGAACCACCGTTGCAATGAGGACTTCGCCAGGCACAATCCGGGGAACAGATCGAGATATTCTCTCTCCACCAGAACCCAGTCGATAAAGCCGCCACCATCCTTTTCCCAGTCCGCGGAGTACGGCCGGCCGGACTGCTCCGCGATCTCCACCCAGGTCCTCCCACGGTCATAGAGGCCCTTGATCGCATCCTGCGCACTCTGCGGCAGCCGGTCGATCTTGAGCGGCTGCCGCACTACGCGCTTCTCTCCGGTTTTGGGCTTCGGTCTGGTCATGGCTAGTTGAATGCGACGTCATCGTTGCTCTTGTGGCGCGTGTAGAAGCGCAGTCCACCGGCGGTGAGCATGACCTCGCTCAGCCTGGTGACCCCGTCCATCTCGTCCGTCTGGGATCTGAAATCGATATAGTCGAGAACCTGGAGATCCTGGAGCAAGGTCACCACCTGTGTCCGGCCCACGGTCTGCCCGATCTTGAGCAACATGGCCCATAGTTCGCCATCCGTATAGCGCTGGGCCTGATCCTCGTGATTCTCGCGAATGAGCTTGAGAATGATTCCCCGCCGGCGCCGCGCCAAAATCTCCCTACGTTCCGCTTCCATCGTCATCTTTCTCTCCCCCCGACTTGTCGCATAAGCGCTTCTGGATCGTGTTCATCGACTTCATGAGCTTGCCCAGCACCTCATCCTGCCGGTCGAGCCGCTCATAGACACTCTGCGATTCCTGCGCGGCGAACATCGCCAGCCTTTGCGTCTCGCGCGACTGCTCTCCACCTTGCTCGGCCAGCCGGGTCAAAGCCTCTGCCGTGCGCCCCTGCGCCTCAGCGGAACTCTGTACGCCACTTGCCACCATGCTGAAGCTTTCCTTGACGGTCTGATTCAGCCCCTCAAGGAACTTGCCCCCAATCACCATTCCCAACATCCCGAGCAGAAACGCGGGTCCCCACCCTTGCAGAAGGTCGAAGGCCCGAGCAGGTTCGCTCCGCAGCACTTCGTAAGCTCCCAGCACCACGGCGGCTCCGCTCGCACCGCCAACCATCACGCCGACGTGCTTGAGCCACCCGCTCCGAAAGCCTAAGGCTAGTTGCGCGCGCGGAATATCAGTGCTCAGTCCCAAGCTCGTCACTTGGCCGTTACCCCACTCGCCGTGAACGGAGGCACGACAACGCTAAGAATCTGCGCAACCTCGGCGGCCGTGCCTCCGGAAATATGCAGGCTGGCCCCGGCGCCCGACAATATAGAGGGCGCAGTAGCGTAGCCGATGCTGGTCGCCGCCTGCTCAGCATCTTGGATCGCCTGCGCCGGTTTCCCGGCGCGCTCGTCGGCGCTAACCTGGGCCACGCCCTGGAGCGCGGTCAGCAGCTCCGCCTGGTGCCGGTTTGTCTTGGCCGCCATCCCGGAGATCGACAACCCAATTCCGAACACCGTCACGGCATCGACCGGCTCCAGTTTCCCGTACCAGACGCCGGCCACCGCCGCAGCCATCACCAGGCCCCCGCCCAGGATGGTTTTCTTTCCGGCAAACCAACTCCGGATTTTACCCCACAAAGCACCCATAATCCCCCCTTGCCGACCTGACACGCGTTTTCGTCATTTCGCCGCCCCCCCTGAACGGGCACGACGCATACCTTTTTGCCGTCGCCACGCCGTTTCTTCGTTCCGGAGGTACCTTTCCCCCACCTTCGCATCAAAAACGCTTCCTGGGGCCCTCTGGCGCATTTTGGCTTTTTCGCCCCTCAGGGCGTCGCCAGCGCCTGGGCGACCGTCAGATTGTCCGGCCGGAACCACATCTCCTTGAACTTTGCCTCGAAGGTTTCAACCGTCACCGCTCCGAGCGTAAAAGTCGCCGAATTGTCCTGGCTCCGCTCTCCCTGCTCGCTGAAGTTGGCCGAGCCGTCGCGCAGCAAGGTGAAATCCACGCAATAGCTCTTCAGGTGCATCAGAACCTTCGAGTGCTTCACGCGGATCTCGACGCCCTTCAATCCGATCAGCGCGTGCAACGGGATCCGTGCACAGGTGGCGTCGCCGCGGCACTCGGCCTGCAGCTCGCCCCGGTCCAGGTAGATTCGGATCGCCACGCCGTGGGCTGCCCGATCCACCAGCGCGTCCACAATCGCCTGGTCCGTCAGGCTGAAGGCCGCTAGGTCCACGGTCTTTTGCGCCACGGCGATCTCCACCACGTCCGCCTGCTCCAAGTTCTGATCCGGCGAGTATTCGGTGCTCACCGCGTTCTGCGCGTAGACAAGCTGCTCGCAGCTTGCCAATCCCATAGCCAGCCCAAAGACCAGCCCCAATCCCATCCGTCCCCGCATCCGCATCGTCATAGTGTCGTCACCAGGGCGCGAATCTTGTCCGCGACCAGCCCTTCTGAAACAAACCACGGCTTTTCCGTGCATTGAATGGAAAGCGTCTGGGCAGCCTCGTCATATATCCAACTCGCCGCAAAGCCGTTACCGCTGGCCGTGCCCATGTCGCCCGCGACGCTCACATCGGCTTGCGCCCTGATCCGCGCCCGGATCGCCTGGAAGCGCTCCCGCGTGATGTTCTTGAACGTGACTGGCTTGCAGGCTGCCATGGTTCGCTCCCCGTTCTGCCAACGGCATCCGGTTGGTTGGGCCGGATGCCGCTGGGTTGGTTGATGTCCCCAGGTACGCGCTGCGGACCGTCTCCGCCACAGGTAACCAGCGCTGATCAGTAGTGCCGCTGGCAGCAATCTGGGGTACTGCTCTCTGTTTGGGTGTATGTCAAAATCCCGCGTGCGCCTCGTAGGCGTAGAAGCCGTCCACGGTGGTGCCGTAGCTCTCGGCCACCGGCCGCAATCGCTGCGCATCCATATAGGGGCGCACCTCGGCCAGCTTGATTGTGGAGGCGGAGGCCATCTGCGCCACCGCGGCTTTGCCTGAGACCGACTGCACCAGGCCCAGCATCGCCGTTACGATCGTTGCCACTCCGTTGATGGCCGCCAGCACATGCTGCTGACTCGCCGGGTTCGTAATCTTCGCAGCAGAAAGCAGCGATGCGATCACTTGCTGCTGGAAAGTCACAACGGCGGTTTGCAGTTGAGCCAGCACTCCGGCCGAGGGGTTGGCCTGATAAGCCTTGGCTTGGGCCACCAGCACATTTGAGGCGGCGTCAAAGCCTATCGTCGCTGCCACAAAGATCGGCGCTTCAGTCGGGGCCAACAGCGCGGCCGTCGAGTCCACCGTCGCCACCGCGCTCTGCAGTGCCGGCGTCCAATTCACAATGTTCTGCGCCACCTGGTTGCCGGTGCAGCCTACCATCGGAAGCGTGCCTGTTACCAGCAACATGGACAACGCCAAGACGCCCAACAGGCGCGTTGACATGTTTTTGAGAAAGTTCAGCTTCATAGTGCTCATCCTTCCGCCGGGGTCGCCGGGCTGTTTTCGGGGGTTACGTCGTATTGAGAGAGATCGAATTCGCGCACCAGAGCCAGCAGGGCTTCGGAATAGTGAGGATTGGTGGAATATCCGCACCGCTGGAGTGCGGTTGCGAACTGGGCCGCATCGCCGCGCACAGCCATGGCTGGTGCATAACGAGGCGCGCAGGATAACAACAACCCGTGAGCCTTGAAGCCATCAGCCACCGTAGCGTAGCGGGCGAACTTGGCCAGCTCCTCCACCGATTGGCCGTTGACCACCTCGTGCGTGGGCAGCTCGAGATAGCTGTCCGGCGCTACATGGACAGCCGTTTTGATGCCGAAGTAGTTGTTGGCCTGCTTGGCCAGGCCGGTCTGGCCCCAGCCGCTTTCGAGGATTGCCTGGGCGATGGTGATCGACGCCGGCACGCCTGTCGCGTGTTGCGAGGCAAGCGCCGCCGGAACTGCCAATTTAAGGAACGTCGATTCATTTCCTGTCACGCGCGGCTCCCTGGCTCAGAGTTCGGGAGGCCGGGCGTTGGAACGGGGCGGCTCTCGCTGATCCGCCCACGGCAACGCCCGAGACACTCTCGCTCTGGCACTCCGCACATCCTCCTTTTCGGATCAATGTGCGGTTCAGGCCTTAATGGCCTGGGTTGAGAGTAGGGGCGCTGAGGCCGCAGGGGTGCGCTAGGTGGCAAAGCCGCGCTCTATGGCTAATTTAGTGAGGATGGATGGGGAGAAAAATCTATTCGAAGTCTGAAATACGCGGGTGTACTTGCTTGAACGAAAGCGAGCAGACATCCATGGCCTTTTGTTCTAATTCGCCGGCCTTGGTCCAACAGCCGCTCGCTTCCATCCTTTCGTGAGTAGCTCCGGCTTGATGCAGCGCGCGACAGCCTTCCTCGGAATCAAGGGCTTCCCTCGCATAGGCAGCCGCTTTCAGTTCCTTATCATTATCGGCTAATTGGACAGTGCGGGATGCGGATCTCTGCGCCTCAACCCTATCGAGCTGCCACGCAAGCTCTGGGGCACTGACAGCCATCTCCCCAGTTGCGTGGATGGAGCCGATCAGTGCAGCGCGGAACTCCTTGCCGCATGTTGAAATCGAGGAGGACTTGGCCATCTTGGCCGTCGGGCGATCTTGAGCTATCGCGCAACTCACCCCTATCATTAACAGCGCCGCAATGAACTTTCTCATTTTGTTTCCACTTTCTGACGGCAGCCTTCGGCTATTTTTTGCTCATGACCGCCCGATAAAGAGTCTCTATCTCGGAGTCCGGCATGTCAATCATCGAATCGCGTCCGAACTTTTCCTTCATATATTTGATACGCCATTCCTCAAATCCCCGTTCTTTGCACCGAGCATGAATGGCCGCAATCCGCTTTCGGCGCCAGTCCGGATTCTTTGTGTGGGCTGAGGGCTGTGAACGATAGATAGCCCCGTTTCTTCTCAGATAAGCAACCGCTGAGTCGTAATCCTTCTGAAGAATTTCGGCGTAGGAATTGACCTTCATGTGCCGATCAAACTGGCTATACACAGACTGAAGTGTCCTTGGCGTCCGCTTGACGACCGAATCCTTGACAACCTCATTCACGAGTCTGCCTATCTCGGCTTTCTGTTGGGCATCGAGCACTCCATCGCCTGTCTTCACTATTACAGGGGGTGGCACAACCTTCTCTACTCGTGTGCTCTGGTCGATGAAATCTCGGCCCGCTACCTTATGCGCCCCGGCACCACTGACGGAAATCGAGATTTCCGGATTCGGCTTTCGGCGTCTGGCCCGCTTGGGCTTTTGATTGTCATCTTCGGGCGCAATTCCAGCAGCGTTGAGCATTTCCTTCACCTTTCTTACTAAATGCGGTTTCTCTTCGTTGGACACTTTCTGCTCTCCTTGCATTCACAGTTTGGCGTGATGGCATTCAGGCGATCTTCGCGAGACGAGCCGCCATTGAGTTGTCTTTCTGCCCGGTTTCAAGGCAGTAGTCGTAGAGAATCCCTACCATCTCGGCGTACTTCACGCTCGAACGCGATTGCTTCCGCCGCTTCAATTCCTCATCCAAGGTCTCTATTACGTGGGTCAATATGCCCTGATCGATCTTCGTGGTCTCTGTAGTCCGCGATACCAAATCGGCTAGAAGCATGGGGCCGCTCCCTGTGAGCAACCAGTTCACGTTGAGGCCCCTGCCTGCAAGCGCCTTGAGTACCTTGCTATTTGGTGCACTCTTTCCTGACTCGTTGTCTTGAATCCCGCGCAACGTGCCGCCAACGGCCTCAGCGAGTCCCTTCTGTGAAAATCTTTCATTTTCTCTAAAGGTGCGCAGTCTCACCCCTATCTCGACAGCAAGAGACGTATTTTCAGTTATTTCCATTGGAAACGCTCCCGGCATGGCTCTGGTCATGGGCGCAGGTCTAACGCAAAAATGTTCATCTTGTACGTAAAAATGTGTTGAAGTGAACAGTTTTGCGTGCTATCGTTCTCTGCGTTGGAGGTTCCACTTGAAACCCCGTTCTCAATCTACCGCGCCGGAGCTGGAACAAGCTGCTTTGTTTTGGGGTATTTATAGTCGCCTTGCCAGAAAACTTGGCGTGAGTCCCCAAGCCGTTCGCCAAGTTTCCAGAGGAATCAGCTCTTCAAAACGCATATCGGCCGCTATCCGCCAAGAAGTTCGCCGGATCAACCGTAGCCGAGAGGAACGCGCCGCGTGAGCAAAAATCCTTCCCGCATGGAGCAGCTGGGCAGCCTGCTGACCGCCATGATCGCTGTAGTTATTAGCGGACAATCCGATCTGCTCATCAAAAACAGTCGATTTATTCTGCCCAACGCAAATCCTCGCGACTTTAAACCGGGCGGCAAATATTTCGGAATCTGCAAAAGCGTTGCCCGGAAAACAGGAGTGACTAGGGGCCACGTCAATGATGTCGCGTGGGGGCGATCCGGCTCCCCCCGTGTGCGATCCGCATTTCTTAATGAGATTGAGCTAATCGATGCTTTGACGCCCACGAAACCTTTGTCCCCCGCCGAGCGGGAACAAATAACCAGTGGTGAAAAATATAAAGGCATCTATCCTCGCCTCGCTGCAACCTTAGGCGTTTCCAAATCAACGGTGCGCCGCGTGATCTTAGGGCTGAGGACCGACCAGAGGATAGAACGGCAAATCCTTGCTGCCGTCCGGAAAGAAATGGCTCGGATCGAGGCTGTCCTTGAAGAGACAGAAATTCCTCGCTTGACCCTCAACGAGAGAGCTTTGTTCAGCAAAAGGGGTAGGTACTGGGGAATCTACCAGGAGATAGCCAAACACCTGAATTGCTGCGGGGATAATGTCCGGCATCATGCGTTGAGCCCTACATCCACGCGCTCTAACGAAATATTGCGGCTTGTTCGAGCCGAGATGGCCCGCGTAGATGCCGAGCTTGCGGCAAAGAACGGAGGCAAAGCATGAGTGCCGCCCAACTGCAACTCACCGCCTTGACGCCCTCCGGATCGGGGTGGGTCACCGCCGACCAAGCCATGCAAATCACGGGCTGGTCTCGTACATGGTTCTTCGCGCAAGTGCAGACCGGCCGAGTGATCTCCCGAGAAGGCGACCAGCGCGCAGCTAATGGCCGGCCGACGCGCCTCTATCTGGCAGCATCTCTGCCGACGCGACATGCACTGGAACTCGTCCGCCCCTCGATCCAGGTCCCCTTACCGCTTTTCGACGAGGCTCCCAAGATTCCCGAACTGCGCGTCGCGCTACCCGATCCGGCTGCCCAGAAGCTTGCCGAGCAGCGGCTTGCGATCATCCGACCGATCCTCGAATACGATGCCGACCCCGAGAAGTGGTCCGCGTGCCAGCTGGCAGACGAATCTTTGGTCAGCTCGAAGACCCAGCTTGTCCGGTACATCGCCGAAATCAGCCAGCCCAGAGTCAGCGAGCGCACCATCTGGGGATGGTACCGCGCCGTCACAAACGGCGGCCCCAAAGCCCTGGCCAAAAAACTGCGCGCCGACAAGGGACAGAGCCGCTGGTTCAGCCTGCATCCCAAAGCACGCATCCTTGCCGCTTATCTTTACCTCGGCGACATTGACCGCAAGGATCTGCTGCCGAACGAGAAGCCGCATCGGCCCCAGAGCGTTGCTTTCGTCTGCGAGCAGATCCGCGAGCGCGCTGATAGCCTCGGCATTGCCGCAGGCGATTTGCCCAGCCGCGAGACGGTGCGCTCTTTCCTTTCGCAGGCGATTTCGCCCGCGATGAAGGTTTTGGCGCGCGAAGGAAAGCGTGAATATCACGAGCGCATGTCTCCTTTCCTGCGGCGCCGCTACGACGACATTTATGCCAACCAGGTCTGGGTGGGCGATCAGATGTGGCACGACGCCGAAGTCGCGAATGACATCTTTGACGATGTGCCGCTCGGTACGCCGCTTCGTCTGCGCTTGGATGCGTTCGAGGACTTCCGCAGCCGCAAGATCGTTGGTGCGACCTGGACTCACTTCGGCAGCTCACGCTCGATTGCAGCGACCTTGCGCCGCGCCATTCTCCAGTACGGCCCTCCGGAGATGATCTACGTCGATAACGGCAAGGACTACAAAAAGATTGCCAAGGGAGCACAGAAAGGCTTCCCGGCCGAGGATCGTCGGGTGCAGGATCTCCGGCCCGAAGACGTTGCCCCCATCGAGCAGACAGGATTTCTGGCGCGGATCGGCGCCGGCGTCGTGCATTGCATTCCCCGCCACCCACAGTCGAAGGGCGTAGAGCGCTGCTTCGGCACCGTGCATCACTTTGACGCGTTCTTCTCGACCTACACTTCCGGATCCACGGCCACGCGGCCCGAGTCCACGGGAGACGCCATGATGGAGCACCGGCGCCTATTCAAGAAAGGCCGCGTCGCCGAGTCGAAGCACCCACTGGCGAGCACCTTCATTCTTGCCTGCCTGTCTTGGATCGACAAGTACAACGCCACGCCGCATTCAGGCGAAGGCATGGATGGCCGTAGCCCCAACGAAGTCTTCGCGGCAGAATTTAACCCCAACCAGAAGCCCACGCCGCCGCCTGAGACGCTGGCGCTTCTGATGGTTGAATACGAACGCCGTCAGGTGCGCGAATGTGCCGTGACGCTTAACAAGCGCCGCTATACAGCGCAGTCTGAGGATCGTCTGGCCTGGGCAGCGATGCATGAGGCCAATGAGCGCGAGATCCTCGTCGTCTACGATCCCGCCGATCCGGAATACGCTGCCGCGCTCGATCTGGACGGTCGGTTCATCGCCTGGCTGGAGGCTGAAGTACTTGTCCGCTTTGCGCCGAACGATCCTGCCACACAATCTCAGATCGGTAAATCGATGGAGATCCGCCGTGGCCTGGAAAAAGCCACGAAGACCACGCTGCGCTCAATCGCACGCGCTGCGCGCTCGGGCGGCGCGCAGTCGGCCGAGGAGATGGCCTACAGCAACATCCAGATTCCGGTTACGACCGCTCCTATCATTTCCCAGCGCGGGCAAGGAAGGCCCAACAACAACGAACCCACCAACGAACTGATACCGGGCCAGGGCGCGGATCGACTGGCAGAACGACTTCGGAGGAATAGTGTCAACTCTCGCTAACAAAAAAGCTCATCTCCAATCGATGGGATTGCCCAGCGATGCGGAGACCATTCGCCGGACGCGGACCTTCGCGCTCCGCGCCGGCCTTACCCTTGCGGAAATGGCCGACCTGGCCGCGTTGAACCCCAACTCGCTGCGCGTCTTTTTATCGGGATGTTACGACCGGCATCACGCGGCGGACTCGAACACCCTGGTGATCCGCGCTGCGCTCAAGCAGGTGATGGATCGCTACGAGATTGAGAACCTGCCGCCAACGACTGGGCCGCACTATGACACGGCCGAATACAGCGCCGTCCGCCACTCGATGTGGGCCGCGCTGAAGCAGGGCACCGCGTTCCTGGTCGATGGACCTCCGGGAACGCAGAAGACCTACACCTTCCGCCGCGTGGCCGAGGAGATCAACCAATCAAAGGAAGGCCGCGCGGTCTACGTCTACTCGCGCGTCGATCACTCGCCACAGGGGTTTCTGGTGGAAGCCTGCACCGAGGCCGGCATTCCCTGCCGCGGCAATATCGATCAGTTGCTGCGCAAGTTGAGGTATTTTCTGGCCGGCAAGCGGACGCTGCTGATTGTGGATGAGGCTCAGCACCTGGGCCTCAACGGCCTGGAGGTTCTGCGCCAGCTCCTCGACACGCCGCCTTACTTCGGCGTGGTGCTGGGCGGTAGTCACGATCTCTCCATGCGGCTGCGGGATTGGCGCATGGAGCAGTGGCGCAGCCGCTTGCGCCGCACCCATCTGCTCAAAGGGCTCAGCGCTGAAGAGGCCGGCCGGATCCTGACCGCCGAAGTGGGCCAGATGCGCCGGGACGACATGGCTGCCAGCATCCAGGACGCCACGGTCGAGGCCGTGCGCAACCGCAAGACCTTCCGGTACATCAGCGCCCGCAACCTGTTCTTCTCCATCGAAGACGCCCGCAACGTTATCTCCGCGGCCGCCTGCGCTCCCGTGGCGCCAGCCACCGAGACGACTCCAATCGCCGAGTGGCAAAGAGAAGAGGCAATTGCATGACGCACGCCTTTGACAGCACCGGCAAGGTTGTCGCGATCCAGATGGAGGAAGGCGTCGAGACCTTCGTCCGCAAGCACTCGATAGCGCAGCTCAAGACTGCCCTGGCTACCTTCGTTCCTACCGAGCAGCAGCTGCGCCGCGCCGCGGCCTGGCTCATCCACGCTTGCGACATCGCCGACACGATTCTGAAAGTAGCCGTGATTGCAACCGTTGTTTTCCTGGCCATTGAGATCGCCTGGGCCTTTCTGCCCGGCGGCGCGGTCGAGCGGGTTCTGGGAGGTGCGCGGTGACCTCTCCACTCTCAAACCGCCTCGTCTGGATCGACGAAGCCGGCGAACCGACGTGCATCACTATCCACGGCGGCATCGCCAAGATCCCGGCCGAGTTCGGCGAGACGCTCACCGCAATGTGCGATGACCTGGCGCTGGCGGAGGAATGCGTCGCGCTCTTCGGCGGCGTTCCAATACCTGTTGCCAAAGCCATCCTCCGCCACATGGATCTGGCGCGCGCCGTCCTCGGATTGATCGTCAACAACGCCGCAACCACGGCAGAAGGGAAGGTGCACTGATGATTGGCGAGGCCACAAAGTGTGACATCTGCAAGCGCGATAAGCAGGAGACCAACCACTGGCTGGTAGCCATCACCTGTCCCGGCTACGAAGGAATTCTCTTCGTCCCCGTAGAAGCGACCGAGTTCCGTCTTGAGGGATACACCTATCAAGACATCTGCGGCCAGGGCTGCATGTCCAAACGCCTATCGCGCTGGCTGGACGATCTCAACGCACCCGCTCCAACAACCCCAAAAAGTGAGGCAGCATGACCACCGACAAGAAACCCAAGCCCACACCCACCCAGATCGACAACCTTTGCGAAAAGTTCGACGCGGCCAAGATGGAGGCCGATCTCGCCGGCCAGCAGCTTTCCACCGCCAAAGGCAAGCTGCTCGAAGTCGTGCAGAATTTTGGCTACACGCCCAGCCACGCCGAGAAGACCACCCGGCTCGAAGGCACGCTCTACATCGCCGACGCCACGGTGGCTACCACCGTCGCCGTGAATGAGGCTCCGGTGGGCGAGCTGCAGAGCGAGCTTTCACGGCTGAAGAAGCCGAAGGTATTCGGGCTGCTCTTCGAGCGGAAGGTGAAGCACACGCTCAAGAAAGACGCCGCCAGCACGCTGAAGGTGGAAATCGGCGGCTTTGACCTGGACACCCAGAAGCGGTTGCTCGGGCTCTTCGCCACATGTTTCTCGGCGGAGTCCAAGGCCCCGGCGCTCAGCGTCGAGCTGGCCACCGCCCTGCGCCAGAAAGAAGCTGATGCCCTGGTGAAGGCGGAAGCGAAGGCAGCCAAGGCCACAGCCAAAGCCGCGCGCGAAGCCGCCAAGGCCGCGAAGAAAGGCGGCCGGAAGTGATCCAAGGCCAGCACAAGTCCTGTTTCGCAGTCGGTTGCGATGCCATCGTCCCACGGCTCCATCTTATGTGCCCCCTGCATTGGAGCCAGGTCCCGCTCAATCTGCAACTCCAGATTGATCGCACGCTTGCTGCCTGGCAAGCCGGCGGCACCCCGCGCCCCTACATCATCGCCATCCGACAGGCGCGTGTGGCTGTTGAAACCGGCCAGAAGCGCTCGGAAGCCGTTGCCAACGGTCCCGACTTTGACACCTGGTGGGCGCGGCAGAGCCGTGAGACCAGAGCACGGATTTACGCGGCAAATCGTTCCATCCGCGTGGAAGGGATTGTGCGATGACTCAGGCCGCTTCGCGTAGAACGCGCTGCACGCAATGCCTGTGCTGCGATGCCGTGATCGTCTTCGAAGGCGAAGCGCTCTGTGCGGCCTGCGACGAAGGTACTCACCCACTGTTGCCTGAATCCCAGGCCAAGGCATCGGAGCCCAAAACCGAGTCACGGAAGGTGTCTATGAAAAGACTTACCCCGGATGAAATCGCGGCGATTCAAGCTGCGCCCGCCTCTGAATCAACTTCAGCCCTGGCCAGGCGGCTCGGCTTGAACTTACCCGCTGTGAGTTATCAGCGCCTCGTCTTTCAACGGAAGCAGGGAAAAGCCGTTCACGCGCAGCATGCGGCGCAGCCACGGGCGGAGATCCCAGCTTCGCAGCCGACTGAGCCGGAAGGTGCCGATTGGATTCCCGAGCCTGAGCCTGTGCCTCCCCCTGCGCCGCAGACCGCGCGCGTGGTTTTCAGCCTCCGCCAGGAGCAGCTCGATGCCTGGTGGGGCTCCCTGACCATCGAGGGCAAAGCCTCGCTCTTTGCGGCCAATCTCTCGGCAGAGATCGGAGGCAGGTTCTAATGAGCCAAAACTCTGCCCTCATATCCGCGCGCAACAGCGTATTACGCAAGCTCTTTGTTTTGGCGGATGCCTGGCGCGATAGCGGCGGCGACTGGGAAAACCCGCAGGCCGTTCTCGCCCTGGCTGACTCGCTCGACGCGCGGATCCGCGCGCTCGTCACCGGCGTCGACCTGCTGCGCCACGAGGCGCTGCGCGCAATCGAAGCGCGGAAAGGAGCGGCGGCATGAAGAAAGTACTGAAGTCCAACGACACCTGGGCATTCTGGCAGCGTTCGCAGGCCGCGCTCAGTGACCTCAGTGATCTCATGCAGCAGCTTGCCACGGCCGTCGCGCAAGACGACCCAACACTGCAGCTACCGCCGCATGTTGTGCGGGAGGCAAAGCGCGCCGTGGCTAGGTTCCAGGAAAACTTCACACTCCTCGTCCGCGAACAAAAACGGAAGGCGGCACGCTGATGCTGCTTAAAGGCTACGAGGGACCGAAGGAACAATGGCACGCCGAGTTGGAGCGCGTGAACAAGCACGCACTGCTTTCGGCCATTGAGTTTCTCGTGCTCCATCTGGATGTAATAACCGGCGGGATGGATCGCGACTTGCTCCGCGCGTTGGTTCGACGTTCGAAGCAATACGGAAAGTGGGATGCGGTGGACAAACGGAATGCACGGTTTCTGGAAAATCCGGACAAGTTTATCCATGAGCGCGTACAGCGTTCGCGAGCAGCCAAGAAGGCCGCGCGGCGCAGAAAGAAGGCACGCTGATGCCCTGTGAAACGATCCGCGACGCCAATGGCAACGTAACCTTTATTCTCTGCGGCCGTCGTCGCCACCAGCCCTGCAAATTCTGCCACGAGCGCGCCGTCGAAAAGCTCTGTGACTATCCGGTCGCCAAAGGTAAGACCTGTGACGCCGGCATGTGTGCGGCTTGCGCAACCAACATCGCACCCGAATTGGACTACTGCCCAACCCACAAGCACCAGGCACCCCCACCGCAACGCAACCTCTTCGGGGAGTAAACATGCAAACCCTCTTTGAACTGCGCACAGACGACGACCTTCGCCGCGACGCTGTAGCCGCCAACGAGCGGCAGATCCACGAGGTTCTGCTCGGCCATGGCCCCTGGGAACTCAATGAGCGCCAGCGCAAGATTTTGGAATGCCTACGCGGGCGCCAGGGCCGACTGCTGGCTATGCCCATCAGCGACCTGGTAGCCAAACTCGGAGCGGATCCGCGCACCATCAAGGCGGATGTGCGCGAGCTGGTGGTCACTTTCGGTCTGACTATCGTAGCCAGCCGCGACGGTGAGACCGGCGGTTACTATTTCGCCGTGAGTGCGGAAGAACGCATCGCTGGGAGCGCCGACTACGTGAAAGAGGCTGTGAAGCTCCTCCGCCGCGCGGCCATCATCTGCAACGAAACCGACATGCAAATCTTGCTCGGCCAGGTCGCCCTCAACCTGAAACTTAACGAAGAAAGGATCTCCAGATGAACCAGGTGAATTCGAGAGAATCGGATCCGGCCACGATGCTCGGCGGCGTATTGCTTTCCGCCGCACTCCTGCTCGGCATCTTTATTGGCTTGCTCATTGCGCAATTCGTAAAGTAACCATGGCCAACTCACGCAAACTCGAAAACGATCTGAACCGCATCCGCCGCGAGGAAAATGCGCTGCTGGTGCTCGTTATCAAGCCTGACCGGAGCTACATCTCCACGATGCCCGAGTTGCGACCCGACGAGGTCATCGAAACCCTCCGCAACGAGATCCCGGCGCTGGCGGAACACCTGAGCAAGAGGAGCGCCACACGATGACTAAACGACTCAAAACGGATCCACGCCACTCTGTTGTGAAGGGGATGCTCGATGCCTATTGGCGGCGCGAGAACCCCTCAATCCCATCGCTGCCTTGGGGGCCTGCCGACGCCGGCGCGCTGGGCCAGTTTCTGACAGCCAATCCCTCCTTGTCGCCTGACGTGGTGGCCACCTGTTTGGAGTTTCGACTGCTAAGCCTGGATCACGCGCCAGGCGAGCGCGTCTACCGCTGGATTGGCGACGTGCTGCGCTATGCTGGCGGCCCTCTCAACCAGTTCAAGCAGCCAACATATACCGGCCCCGCTCCCGAGGCCGCCGTGGGCACCTGGCGTCCCGGCGATAAGAGAAGAGAGGCGGAGCCGGAGGAATCCATCCGTGAATTCATGGGAGAAGTGTGGTTCGAACGCGCCCGCAAACAGGCCGGCGCCGATCCATCCAAACTGTCTGAGATCCAGCGCAGGTGCCTGCGCGACGAGGGGTTGCTATGAAGGAAATAACGAAGCTTGCACACTCAATTACATTGGCAGAGGCGGTCACTGTGCTCGATTGCCACACGGTGACCGTCCAGAAAGATGGCGAAGATTGGTTTGATACCGACACGACCATCTGCGACGAAAAGCTCTCTACTTTTCTGGCCGAAGAACTGCGTTACCTGGAGCTGCGCGGCGCGCTGGTTCGCCATCCCGTGGATCCTCGCCTAGTGCGCATCGTCGAGGTGTGCGCATGAAAGCTCTCAGCGTGCGTGCGCCGTGGTGGTGGTTCATCCTCCACGCTGGCAAGGATATCGAGAATAGAGATTGGTTCACGCGGTTTCGCGGGACGATCTACATCCATGCGAGCAAGACATCGGTTTGGCGTGACACCATTGACGACATTGACGCGGCTCTTAGTTGCTGCGGAAGACATCGTAAGGAGGTTGCCCTGGCGCTCTCCTTTGAGCAACTGGAAAAGGGGCGAGGTTGCCTTGTCGGCACAGTAGAGGTTGTGGATTGTGTCACGCGCAGCGACTCGCCCTGGTTCTTCGGCAAGTACGGCTTTGTGCTGGCCAACCCGGTAGCTTTTGACCGGCCGATTCCATGCAAGGGCGCGCTCGGATTCTTTGACGTGCCTGATTGCATCGAGAAACTACCAATGGGGGAGAAAGCGGGAGATGGAATACAGAAGGCAGTGTCAGCGGATGGGGTGCACGAACCTGATCGATCCAAAGCGCAGGCTGCAGAAGTTTTGCTCGGACGCGTGCCGGCAGAAAGATGGCCGGGAGATGCGGAAGCTTAGGGCGCCTATTCTCTGCGACCACTGCAAGCAAGCTCTGACCCGAAAGGACTGAACCATGCAGATCACGAAACCGCAACTCGCCAGGCTCCAGATCCTCTATGGCCAGCTCGCCCGCCACGAGATCGGCGTGGGCGTCTCTCGCAACGCACGGATCGCTTGGGCGTCGGAGCGGCTGCACAGGCCGGTCTCAAGCTTTAGCGACTTGACGGTCGAGGATGCGGGATGGCTGATCGACCAGCTCCAGCAGCAACTCGGCGTCAAAGCCCCCCTCAAGAGCCGCCCGGACCGTGACCAGGCGCGTCGCGCCGGCCTGGACGGCCGCAAGGATGGCGCAGAGTTCGCCAACGCTCCGCAGCTGGCCACCTCGGCCGATATTGCGCGCATCCAGAGTCTGCTCGGCCAACTGGGATGGAGCACGGAGACCTATCACAACTTTCTGGCCTCCGCCCGGTCTCCGCTCCAGCACACCGGCCGGACCATCCGCACCACCACCGACGCCAACAAGGTTTGGTGGGCTCTCAAGCGCATTGCCCAACAGAAGGGGATCTGGAGGAAGTCAGCGTGATGCATTTCAACGCAGATCAGTTGATTCTCCCCTTCGCCGAGAAGGAGTATGTAAACGTGGGGCGCACTGCGCGGATCCTCGGCGTTGGCATCACCACCGTCTATCGGCTCGCCAGGCTGCAGGACAAGACCGGCCACACTTTGCTTACGCTGGTCGAGTATCGTCCCCAGGCGCGCAAGCGCATCCTCTACTCGTCGATCGTGCGCTTCTGCGATAGCTTGCGCGCGCGCTTTGGCATCGAAGACCGCAGGCCCAAGCTCGATCACCCGATGTTCCGGCATCGTGACGAGGATCTGCTCCCATTCCCGCTGAGCGACACGATCGGCAGCATTGAAGCGCTGAGCGCGTTGGGATACGAAGACATTCGCCCACTTGTCTGCCTCATTGAAGAGGGGCGCTTTGACGCCTACCAGTTCCTCCGTGAATCCCCCTGGAGGATCTCGCGCAGTTCCTTCAAGACGTTCCTGGCCGCCACACGCGACCGCGAAGTCGCCACAAAGCGCAATTTCACCACCACGAGCCATCCATAAGCCTCGCGCGCGTGAAGATTTCTTCATGGCACTTATCTCTATCGCCTCGATTTCTATACCTAATTGGGATCTGACCTCTGACGTCGAGCTACGCGTCTATCCGCTTCAGAGCTTCATCGCCGCAGACGGCTCGATGATCGCTGCCGGCATCCCCAGCGAAGATTCCTCACAAAACGACAACTTCTTCCAGAGGGTGCCCTGCACGCTGACAGGAACCACGCTGGCGATTGCCGCGTGCGCCCTCGAATCCACCACAGACTCGCAGGACAATCCCAGCGCGCAGTACGGAGCCTACTTCTTCACTTCGGAAGGGCAGCGCCTTGGAACCTTTGCCGAGTTCGCGACCTTCTCGCTGCCACCGGCACCGACCAGCACCACCTGGAACGCCATCGCCATCGCACAAAAGGGAGCACTATGAAGCGCCTGTTGATTGCAGTACTGCTGTTTTGCAGCGCATCTATCTATGCGCAGAACACTGTTGTCACGGCCACCAATTTTGTGGATGGTGGCGCCAACAAGATACAGTCCGGCAGAATCACCATGCTGCCGACCGATATCAATGGCAACCCAATCAACGCCTCGCTGGGCACATCTGCCGGGCTCATGCTGCCGCGCGCGGCCGTTTGCCTCATCGCGAACGGCGCGATCACCACGACGCCCACAGGCGGCGTCTGCACGGTGCTGGACACTTCGCTTACTAACTCCTCCCACTTCTGCTATAGGACGACAGTGATCGACACGGTCACGCAATGGACAGCGCCCGTCATGGCGTGCGTGCAGCCGACAGGATCGACCTGGACCTTTGATACCTATGTTCCGCCAGCAGCTCCTACGGCCCAGGTAGTTGTAGGCCCGACAGGTGCGGCAGGACCTGCATGCTCCACCGGCACCGGCACATGCAACATGACCGTGCCAATCGTACTTCCGGCGAATCCAACGACCGCCTTGCAAGCTGCCACAAAGCAATATGTGGACTCCGCAACAGCGCCTCTGCTCCCCGCAAATGGCGTGACAACTACGCCTGGAGGCGGTCTTCAAGCAAGCACCGTCGTGGCTGGCGCT